GTGTGTAGTGTAGACGGTTTTGCATGGTGGTGGTGCGCTAAAAAACATCTAAATAAAAATTTATTTTCAAATAGTTGTGCAGATGTGTGCAAAAAGGTTTACAGTACACCCATGCCGCAAACAAAGCGGCCCGGGTGACAAGCCATCGCGCAGCCACCGACAGCCCATTAAAAATCCAGCCCCTGCGGTTCCGCTCGAAAGAGAAGTTGACAGCAGGCGCAGCCCCGAAGCGTGACCAGGGGTGAGGCGGTCGGCCAAGAACAGAGACAGACCAAACAGCGATGGCCTGCAAGGAGTGGGCACGAATTCGCTGTGAAGTGCGGGAGCCGGTAGTAACCGGGAGATGCCCGCAACGTTGTCGATAGGCGAGTTACCCGGACAAAGGAAGCGCTACGGCGCACGGGGTACTTGGGTTTGGCGAGCCCTTAACGCATCAGTGAAGCCATTCACACACTCCCGAGCAATCGGCGCCCGCCCTGAGCGAGATCAGGGCATCTCAAAGCATCGCTGGTCGGTGCTTTGACATTCAACCAAGGAGAACGACATGGACATCATCCAAATGCTTGCATTGGCCGAGCGTGAACAACACACAGAGCGCGCCAGGATGCTGGGCCATCTTGCCAGCGAGAGCCGCCAGGACGCTTTGGCAACGGATTGCGACGCTCTGGATCTTGACCTCGAACAGATCCCGCACTTTCTAACCCCCGACTATCAAGGAGCGACAGCATGACTTTAAAGGCGCAACTCATTGAAGCATCGGCAAACAAAGAATTACCGCAGCAGATCGAGCGCAACGATGCCGCGCGTCTTGTTTGGGCCATGAACCACATGGGCCTCGGCAGCACTCATCGAGACTTCGGCTCTCATGTTTTGAACATCGGAGGCGTTGGGGATTTAGACGACTGCCGCGTATTTGTAGATGCGCAAATGCAGAAGTAACCCCCACCCCGCCCCTACACCAGGGGCCGGGAGTGCCCAACAAAATAAGGAGAAAAGCATGGACCCGAGAGACCTTCCCGGCGGAGGCCCCGCATTCCCGCCGATGCACGACCCGGACACACATGCGTCTGGAATGACGCTGCGCGACTACTTCGCGGCGAAAGTTATACCGGAATTTCTTGAGCTGTGCGGATCCTACGCTACAGCCGCAAAGGAAGCATACGCAGTAGCAGACGCCATGCTCGCAGCCCGCGAGCAACCCCCTCCCCCATCCACACGGGGCAACCCAGGCGCTTCTAGTGAGGCGCTTTTGTTTTTCAAATAAGGAGATAGAGATGACCGAAACGACCGCAAAAGCACTGGCTGTAAAGCTGATGGCGTGGGAGCTCCCGCAAGACTTTTCGCCCGACTGCTTTATAAGCTTCGACCGTGAGCGAGCCACGGCAAACGGAAGCTGGCCCGTTGGAACCAACCTGCTGACGGTGGCGCAAGCCGAGCAGATGTTTGCCTACGTGCTTGAGGGATCGCCTCACGCTCAGGCGCCTGAGTTACTGGCAGACCTGCGCGAAGCAGCTGCACTGCTGCGCAAGTACGAGGGCTACCACCGCACCAAGGGCACCGAGGAAAGCGACGCAAAAGCCGAAGTCAATGCGGCCATGGCTGCGCGCTTCGAGGCCACCATCGCCAAGGCTACCGAGTAACCCCACCCCGCCCCTACACCAGGGGCCGGGAGTGCCACTCTGCCCCTATGGGGGTGAATGAAGGAGAGAGAGCATGGAGATGATGAATCGAGCTATCGAGGCCGCCGCAGACTTCCGGGGCTTCATGGAAAAAGTCCAGCGCGGCGCCGACGTGGAATGGCCACCTGACGCAGAAGAAGAAGTTGGCAGCGGCCGGCAGCCGGGCGAGAACCGTGAAATGCATCGTGCCCGATTGAAGGCAGAGCGGCGGGCGGCACCGCTGAAGGTGCCGCGATGAGTCAGTCGGCACGCCTCAGCATTGCATTGCAAGCTATTGCGCAAAGCCTCAATGACCTGCTGGCTGACGCCGCAGGCGAAGAGATCGCTTGGGTCATGGTGTGTCAGACAGACGGCGTTGCGCAGTACATCAGCAACTGCGACCGCCCGGCTGGACGCGAGCTGCTCGAAAGTCTGGTGGCGCGTTGGAATGGCGGGCGTGCTGATATTCCTGCGCACTACAACCCGGACATTCGGAAATAACCCGCCTCGCCCCACGCAAGGGGCGGCCATCAAATCAAGGTCAGCACGGAAGGACGTGCCCCATACACCGAATTCCGGGCCAGCGTTGAACGGCTGGCCGTCCCCAGCAGGGCTCAGGGTGGCGCGGTGGATGCGGTGAATTCATAGCTGGTGTCGAGCCCAGCACCTTGATTTGATGGCACACCCTGCCGCAGTGTTAGCGACTGCGACATGGCCGAAAGGCCAAAAGTCTGGCCTCCCCAGGTGCTGTAAGCGGTGCTTTGTCAGCAGTGGGTGTGCTGTCAACTATCTAGCGATATCTAAAAAAAGATATTTCACCGTTACGGGCAAAAGCAGATGCATCCGAAGTCAGGCCCAGCCTGCGTGATGTGCCGTGAGTAGCCAGACCTACACGCAGCCCGCTTAGTCGGGCTTTTTCAATTGGAGGCCCCATGGCATTCGAAGTATTGATGCGCGACTGCGCAACAGAAGAAGACCGCCGCCAGAGCTACGCCGTGCGGCTGGAGGCCGAGGAAGTGCGGATTGCCCGCGTGACCCTGGCGATGGCAAGGGCCGGCGACTACGAGCGGCTGATTGATGCGATGGACTATCGCGAGAACTACAAGATGGCGATGCGCGCCCTGGTGCTGTGTGCAGCAAAGGGGAATGTGGAAGCGACCGAGGCGGTGGACACGCTGGCGCGCACTTATGCAGAACTGCACGCGGAGGTGGACTGATGAACCGCCTAGAACAAGACCGCGCCGCAGCCCTGGCAGCGAGCAAAGCCAGCCAGGCGCAGGCGAAGCGGGAGAACGATCTATTCCCAGGCACCAAACCGCCAAGAGCCGCGCCGCGAGTGATGGCGCATGTGTTCGACGCGGGCTGCAGCTGCGAAACCAACCTGGCGCGGTTCGAGTGCAAACGGTGTGGATGGCAATCCGAGTGGCAGTCGGTCGCGTCAATCAGTGATGGGAAGCGCGGCATTCCGTGCCCAACGTGCAATACAGGAGACACCCAATGATCCGAATGCCCCCCTACCTAGACAACTGCACCAGTCGATTCGCAAGGACAACCCGATGTGACGGGCACGCGATTTACTACCACCCAGCGCCGATTACAAGGCGCTTTTTTTATGCCCTCATGGACTACGGCACTGTGATTGCCGTGGGAGTCGGGCTGGCCGCTGGCCTTGTGTACGGATGGAGCCTGCCATGAGCCGTCTTGTGGACTTCTACCGGCTTTTTAGGCTGTACCGGCAGATCCACAACCCCATCAACGCCGCCCGGTATGCGTGGGCGGTATCAGGAGGATGACCATGAATGAAACGACAGAACTGATCGTCCTGCCGCCAAAAGAAACGGCGCTGCAGGTTTATTCCACGCCACAGGGCTTGGAGCCGTACCTTGCGAAGATCAAGGAAGAGCTTGACTCCTTCGTGCCTGACGTGACAACAAAGAAGGGCCGCGACGCCATCGCCTCGATCGCCTACAAGGTTGCCAAGGGAAAGACCGCACTGGACAACATCGGCAAGGAACTGGTGGCCGAACTCAAGGACGTGCCAAAGAAGATCGACGCAGAGCGCAAGCGCATGCGCGACCTACTGGACCAGTGGAAGGATGAAGTGCGGGCGCCACTGACGGCATGGGAAGAAGCCGAAGCCGCGCGAGAGGCACGCCACAAGGCAGGCGTCCAGTGGCTCAGCGACCAGGGGCGCGAGATCGGCTTTCTCAAGCTGGACGAATTGCAATCCGCCATCGCCGCCGTGGATGCGCGGGTTGTTGACGAGTCGTGGGAAGAATACGAGGCCGAAGCGCACCGTGCCAAGGCAAGGACGCTGGACGCGCTGTCTGCAGCCATCGCAGCCAGGGAGCGCGAAGCAGCCGAGCAGGCAGAACTTGCCAAACTGCGCGCCGAAGCGGCTGAACGGGAGCAGAAGGACCGCGAAGAACGCATTGCCCGCGAGGCAGCAGAGCGCGCCCAGCGCGAAGCAGAAGCCAAGGCCCAAGCGGAACGCGAAGCCACCATCAAGCGCGAGGCCGACGCACAAGCCGCCGCCGAGCGCCGCGAGCTGGAGTTGAAGCTGCAGGCCGAACGCGCAGAACGCGAGAAGGCCGAAGCCATCCAGCGCGAGCAGCAGGCCAAAGCAGATGCGGAGCGCCAAGCAGCCGAAGCCGTAGCCGCAGAGCAGCGCCGGGTTGCCGCCCAGGCCGCAGCGGACGCCAAAGAAGCCGAACGCCGCGAGCGCGACAAGGCCCACAAGACCGCCATCAACCGCGCGGCACTGGATGCCTTTGTCACGGGCGGCATGACCGAGGAATGCGCAAAGCTGGCCGTCACCTTGATCGCCAAGAAGGCCATTCCGGCCGTTTCCATCACCTACTGAGGGAAGACCATGAACGCAACCACAAAAGCCGAGGCCGATGTACTGGAAGTGTGGCGACCTATATCTGGCTACTCAGGGCTGTATTCAGTAAGCAGCTTCGGCAGAGTCCGCAGTGAAGCGAAAAATGTGATCCGCCGCAATGGGGTTGTATGCCACATGCCACAAAAGATCATGCGGCCCGCATCCGGCGCCACCAAATACCTGAGCCTTGGGCTTGTGAATGCCAGCGGAGAGCGGCGCACGCACTACGTTCACACATTGGTTCTGGAGCACTTTGATGCCCCCCGTCCAAATGGAATGGAGGCTTGCCATTGCGACGGAGACAGGCAACACAACGCAATAGCAAACCTGCGCTGGGACACCAGATCTGGCAATCATGCAGACAAGAAACAGCACGGGACAGCAACCATCGGGGAGAGTCACCCAATGCGCAAACTGACCGACGAGAAAGTTATGGACATGCGCAAGAAGCGAGCCGCAGGCGCATCCGTGACACAGCTGGCAAACGAATTCAACGTATCGCGCATGACTGCGCACAGGGCCGCAACTGGCCGTAGCTGGAGCCATATCACATGAACGCAATCACAACAATCGAACAGTTCGTCTACGGCGCTGAATCCAGCTTCCAAAGCGTGCTGGTGGACCGCTCCATCAACTTCGAGCGCGAGGCCGGGTTTGCCATTCAGATCCTGACCTCGGGGGACTACATCGCCAAGCTGGCAGCAGGCGACCGGCAATCTGTCGTCAACGCCGTGACCAACATCGCAGCCATCGGCATCAGCCTGAACCCGGCCAAGAAGCAGGCATACCTGGTGCCGCGCAAGGGCAAAATTTGCCTGGACATCAGCTACATGGGCCTGATTGACCTTGCTATTGATTCCGGCTCGATCATGTGGGCGCAGGCCGCGTTGGTGCATTACAACGACGCCTTCACGCTCAACGGATTTGACAAGCCTCCGACTCATTCATTCAATCCGTTCTCTAAAGAGCGCGGCGAGATGGTGGGCGCCTACGTAGTGGTCAAGATGCACAGCGGCGACTACCTCACCGAATGCATGAGCCGCGAGGAAATCGACGCCATCAAAAACCGCTCCGAATCGGTGAAGGCCGGCAAGTCGTCCCCATGGGACACCGACTACGGCGAGATGGCAAAGAAAACGGTGGTCAAGCGGGCCTACAAATACTGGCCGAAGTCCGACCGCCTGGACCAGGCTATCCATCACCTGAACACCGATGGCGGCGAAGGGCTTGCAACGCTGGCAAAGGCTGCGGCGGTTGACCCCACGCCAATCATCGAAGGCGCTCGCGCCACGAAGACGGTGGACGAACTCAACGCCTACTGGGCAGAGCACAACGGCAAGCTGGCAAACGATCTTGCCTCGCATGACGCGCTCAAGAAGGCGTGCCAGGCGCACAAGAAACGGCTGGCAGCAGAAGCCGCGAAGAATGAAGCAACCGATGTGGAGGTGAAAGATGTGGCTACAGCTTGACCAGGGTTCGGAGGAATGGCTGACAGCGCGCCGAGGCAAGATCACCGGAAGCCGGTTCAAGGATGCGCGAGACAAGCTCAAGGGCGGCCAGCCGTCTAAGGCGTGCATCGGGTATGCCATGGACGTTGCCCGCGAGCGTATCGGCGGCAGCGCCCCGTCAAAGTTCCAGAACGCAGCAATGCGAACCGGCACCGAGCAAGAGCCATTTGCCCGCGCCATGTACGAGGCGCGCACGGGCCACATGGTTGATGAAGCCGGGTTCTACCTGTCTGACGATGCGGTGTTTGGCCTCAGCCCGGACGGCCTGATCGATGACGATGGCGTGCTGGAAATAAAGACCATGGTTTCCAGCGACACCCTGTTCACAGCCGTGGCCGATGGCGACTTGTCGGCCTACATGGACCAGTGCCTGGGCTACCTGTGGCTGCTTGGCCGCCAGTGGGTGGATCTGGTCCTGTGGGCGCCAGACCTTGACCTGATGGTGATCCACCGAATCCATCGGGATGAAGACGCCATCGAGAAGCTGGAGTCCGACCTGATGGACTTCGCCCGAACGGTAAAGAAGTACGAAACCGCCCTACGCGACGCAATCGCCGCTAACAACGAACAGGCCCTGCAGGCCGCTTAAGGAAACCATGGCAACACTTACCGGACTTTTCACCCTTGGCCGCGATGCGGAAACCCGCGTCACTCAAAACGGCACGACCGTTATCACCCTGGCCGTGGCCTACAACTACGGCAGAAAAGGCGACGACGGCAAGAAGCCCAGCCAGTGGGTGCGCGCATCCATGTTTGGCAAGCAGGCCGAAGCGCTTGTTCCTTACCTCACCAAAGGAAAGCAGGTTTCCCTGGTGATCCGTGACCTGCACATCGCCACCTTCCAAAAGCAGGACGGCAGCACGGGCACTTCGCTGGAGGGTGTGGCGGATTTTGACGACTTCGCGCGTGGCATCAAACAAGACGGCGCGGCACCATCCCCTGCCCCACGACCAGCGCCGCCACCGCCTCCTGCCGCAGCACAAGGCAGCGGGTTCGATGAATTCGACTCAGACGTGCCTTTTTGACCACCCCACACCCAGCCCGCAACAGCGGGCTTTTTTACGAGTACCCCATGATCTCCAACGCCATCATTTACCGCATCGCCCCCCTGTGGCCCGCCGATCTCCCGGCCATCGAGGAAGCCCTGGCCAAAGCGCCCTTCATTGAATGCGGAGCCACGCAAGAGCGCTCCATTGGGTTCGTGCCGCCGCGCGGCGAAGAATGCGGCGCCCTGGTCGAAGCCATCGCCGGCCAGTGGATCGCCCGGTTCAAGACCGAAACCAAGGCCATCCCCGCCGAAGTGCTGGCGCGCAAGGTGGCCGAGAAGGCCGAGCTCATCGAGCAGGAAA